CTTGGCTTCCACTTCAACATCATGACGAATGGATGGAAATCTCTCCTTAATATAATTAAGGATGTGTTTTGAGTCTACAACCTTGCGGTAATCCATTTTTAACTCTTTGGCTTTAAGCTTAATCGCTTCCATAGCTTCCACATAACAACCCCATCGGCTAAATTCATCAAGAGTCATATATTCAACCACATTGTCTTTACGTTCTATTTTTATCATCATAATACCGTGATTATAATCTGGTTTTAACTATTGGAGTCCATTGGTTCGCTGATCAGTATGGTGTCATACTGAATACTAACCTTATATTTACATTTACACTTCTCACACTGTACGATATTATCTGTTTTAGGTGAAAATAGCCCCTGAAATGTATTTCCACCACATATACATGGCAGTTCTACCAATTGAGAGTCGAATATTTGTTCATATTCTTGGATAACCGTCAGTTGTTCTCCCAATTCCGTCTCATATTCAGCTAAAGTCTGTTCAAAAGTAGTATCGGTTTTATATTCTGACTGTTTCCAGAAGTGATAAACACCAAATCCAAGTATTTCTATATATGTTAGAACTGAAAATGCCTTCCAAAAGTTTACATAATCAGATAATCCAAAGGCGAGAATAGCTCCAGCACCAATTACAGCTATTATAATACCTATTTTTTTCTTATTTTCGTCGGTCATAGGCTTAATTTACCACACTTTAGAGTGATGTCAACCTGATTTTCAGTATAATTCATCGAAATTATCATCTTCATCATCAGCATGCTTCATTCCGATGGTGTATTTCTCCAAAGTGGCATCAACATTTTGTAAAAGATAGATAACAGCCTTCTCAGTATTCCTCTTCAAATTGAATAATGCCTTTTTATGTTTTATTTCCGGTGATCTAAGAAGAGTTTCTATAGTTTTACATGCCTGAATACCATTATCTACCATTTCTCCAAAATAAGTAGGTAAATTACTCATTTCATAAGGTAATGTGTTGGGGCCAGTATGTGTTTCCTTCTCTTCTTTTTTGAAAATACGCATTTGAGTAGCGGGATCATGATCGTAATCAATCTCACCGGATGCGAACTTTGTAGAATAGGGGGATGCTCCTCTGCTGGCCATAACATTATTTAACCCAAAACACTAAATATATGAATGAGAACCGATTTGTTCGCCAATACATTCCTTAAAGTATTAAAAGAAGCTGATATTACTCCAGAACGTAATGCTATGGAGGCATCATTGGATAGTGGAACTGATCCAACTGATTTTGATGTTGATATGTCAGCATCAAAAAGTGGTATGGGTGGGGAAAGTGATGAAGTAGCCGATGCCATGTCCCGTAGGAATCAACAAATGACAAGTGAACTTCAAAGTTGGATTGATAAAGTTGAAGAGTTTCTAAACTTCCTCAATTCTGAAGATCCAAACAGTATCCAGTCACGTTTGGCTGCTGCTGTACCTGATACTGTCATGGATAAGATGAAACAATCTCAACAGACTAAAATTAGTCGTGTTGCTTCTGATTTGGCCAGCTTACATCAGAACTTTTTAGGGTTTATGGCCCAAACGAGTAATTCACGTTATAAGTGGGTAATTTTTCCAATATCATTTGGATTGAGTATTTTGAGTGGAATAGGTGCTCATTTAAGCAATTTCTGTTAATTATTAATTAATTATAATTCAAATAAAAAGCCAGTAAGAAATTACTGGATTTTTTGTATTATTCAATATCACTAATCCCTATATTTTCAGGCTTTATATATTGAGAAACAATACCTGCTCGATATTCATTACTATCTGGAGTAAATGGGTCATGTCTCACCTCAATATCTGGAGTTAATGTAATTTTCAATATTATCATTTTGGAATCTGCCCAGAGTGATGCTCTATCTAATTTACCATCTTGTTTTAATTTGGCTAATTTACTATTATATAACGCCTTCATTAATTGTCTGATTGATGATATATTTTCAGTTAATGGTTGGAGTATGTATATTCTTGATCCAGCATGGGTGAACTCCGTAGTAGAACTTCTCGGACCCAACCCATATTTTAATATTTTATCAACATATTGAGAATTAGTTATATGATACCATGGATATTCCATAACCAATTCTGGTTCTAGTTTGGCGGGATATTTTTGTTCTATGGTAACTATTATAGATGTTTTATATATTTCCGAAATTTTTCCGACGTTATAACCGTATAAAAACATTTCTCGATTTAACCATTCTATAAATTGGACTTCAGATTTATTATTAAAATTAAACATTACCTTGAACGATGACCCATCAAATATTGGACCCATACTTTTAAACCCTTCAAAATCTTTTAAATGTTTTCTAAACACATCTATAGGATAAGATACTATCAACCCCTCCCTCAAAATACGATTATTCGTATCAGATATGAAATCCACTCGTCCACTCAAATAATCTTTAAAACTTATCATATATTATATTTAATTACAAATTATGAAACATAATCTTATATTTTAACAACCCATTATTACCACAATACGAGTTCTTCTCTATAAACTCAGATCCAATTCCTCGTATATCATTTTTAACACACACTTCGTTAAAATCTTTATATATACCCCAATTCTTAGGCCAAATAAATACACATTCCCCCTGTTCCAGTAATTTTATGGTTTTGTCTCTACTAGTTTTATCAATCCACTGACTATCAAGTACCCAAATCTTTCTAAAGAACTTCAATTCCTCCATCTGTTCTTGTTGTAGAGGTGTAAATTTACTATAACCTGAATTGATACCTGCTACCGCCAACCCATTCTTCACAAAATAAGAATCAATCGGTCCTTCAAATAAAAATACACAATCTTTAGTGGCATCTATTCTATCAATACCACAAATTGATTTTTCACCCCCTTGTTTAGATATATAAGATGTTTTTTCATCCCAATCAAACATTTTACGAGATTGGTAATAGATTATTTTACCATCCCCATCCTTGAAAGGTAATATCAATCTATTTTTATGTACTATATCTTTCAAAGATACATATAAAGCATCAGGACCATTTATAGCAGTATTTAATCTTCGGTCTTCAATCAATTTTAAAGCGGTCTGTACTACATAATTATCCTTGTAAAACTCTACTTGGTTCGGATCGAACAGATTTATAGAGTCTTCTGGGAGCGTAGGAATCGATTCTACGGGCTTTGATTCATTTACAGAACTACTCTCCCCGATAAAGTTATCAGAGTCTTCCATATCCTTCCTAAGCTCGGCATCCGTCATACCAGAGACTTGTCTTATCCAGTTATATGGTTTTAAACTACTACCACAGTTATGACAATAAATATTTTCATTTTCTGGTATATAGAAACATCTCTTTTTCCTCCCCCAAGACTTGCCTTCTCTACATATAGGACAGCAAGAATTATAAGTCTTACCCCAAGAGTTATAACTTACTTTATAACCCAGTTCATAGAACTTTGATATAGCATAATCTTCCGGTATATCAAAGTTGAGAGGAGTTTCTTTGGTTCTCCTCAAACTGTTTTTTAGCCGTGTTTCTAACGTATCGGGGGACTCTTTCAATGTACTCGATGATACCATTTTTTAGGGCTAAGTCAAATTGTTCTTTCGGAATAATCATATTATCCATGGTTGGAGTGGATATGAATCCGTAATCTTGTTTTTGTTTCTCAATAAATATCAAAATACGACCAGAATAATCTCCTGCTGTACAGGCATACGTTTTTCCAAATTTAATTCCTTTGAATATATTCATCGTTTTGCCATAAATTTTCCGATTTCGACCATGAAAAGATTATCAAGAGCACTCTTCTGCATTTCATCATTATAAATGGTCATTGATATTGGATTTCCATCCATATCATACCCCATCAATTTATAACAATTCAGAAATTCCATGATAGTATTAGATAGAGCTAAGTTTAATTGATTCTTACGAGGAAGTTTTCTCTTCTCTTCTATTTTAACTTTCAGTGCTTCTCGGAGAATCTGTTTGATTTGCTCATCTTCAAACTCTTGATATTCTTCTCCCATTCATATATTTATTCCGTTTTTAGGAAATTGCTACCCTCTTGCTTTTGAAGAATACCACGTTCAATCAGAGTAGTGATGATAATTTCCATAGATTGTGTTTTAAGACTATAATTCTTGGGAAACTTATTACCCCCATCATTAAACTCAAATAGCACATCTCCCAAATTATCCTTGTTTTGATAACAAGTGATAATTAGAGAAGATACTGATGGATCAACCATAATTGTCCATTTTCTTGGATCTGCTTGAGAATAATCTTTGAATAGTCGAATGGCAATAAATCCACTCTCCCGTAATCTCCGAAGAAAATATCCTCCTGTTGTAATTTTATTTTTTGATATAGTACTCATTTAATTTAATTAGTCTACTTGGTTAAGCTAGTCAAGATATATTGTAGATTGTTTTTACCGTGCTGTATTTGAATATTACCAATACCCATTTTATTAATTCTGAAATTGACATAAGGTTCATTACCCATATTCAATAATCTTAGATTATCCAGATTGATAATAAATTCATCCATTTCAAAATTTACATCATCTCCTATCATAGTAAGAACATCAGTATTGGTTCTTGTCCTATCTCCCAGAGACCATACCATTTTATCATCTTCAGTAAAGATATATAATTTATTAGTGTCCTTGAAAGTTGAGCTATTTTTCAGAATAGATGCAAGTAAGGTTTTACTTACTTTGAATTCATATTCATATTTTAAATTTTCGATCTTAGATAAGGTTAATTTAGGACCGACTAAAATACCATCACCATACAAATGATATTTGAATTTTGTAGTTGTCCCCTTATATTCCAAATTATTGGAATTGATAATCAATTCAACTTCAGATGTTGGAATTAAATCCATCGTCTTTGATAATCTATTGAGAGATGGTATATTTAAATTAGTTTCTAATCCGAAATCTCCTTCCATGGTTGTCCATAGAAAGAGACTTTTATCTGAAGCTGTAGCTATAGCATATATACTATCATCTTTAATATGTAAAATGGCACTATCACTTACCTTCGATAGACTATCGAGAAAAGATTGAAAATCTTCTTTTTTAAATTTGAGTTTTGGCATTTGGTTTCTGCTTTGGGATTATATCCACCCTTTCTTTATTGTCAAGTAAATCAATGACCTTTGTTAGTTTTTTGGAAATCTCTTTCAATAAATCATTTGTAATTGACTGTTCCTTCTTATCGAATTGAAACATCATTTGACCATCATCTGATGATAATTGTTGTGGAATAAAAGTAGATATTCCATTTGTGATTGGTTGTACTACTGGTACTTGTTGAGATTGAACAAATTGTTCCTGTGGAACATATTGAGGGGGGACATATTGAGGAGGTGGTGGACGGTGCGCTTGAACTTGCCTTTGAGCTTGCTCAAGCGCACTTTTGATTTTCATACTACCATCCTGAATATGACTACCCGAAACTGTATTATCGGAAGTCATTTGTTCAATCATGCGACTTTCTCCAAATAGAGGACCTGCAACCCCCATAAGGGCTTGTAGATCATCTGGAGACATTGGGGGTAAATCATATTCATTCATAGTATTATTATTCTAGGTCCAGTCCAGCTAGAAGTTCATCAACATCATCTTGAACTTCTTCTTTTTTACTTACAGTAGTCTTTTTATCGGTCTTGTGGACCATAGGAATTTCATCGTCATCATCATCCTCAACTACCGCCTTCTTTGGAGTAGCTTTACGTTCTTCCTTGGCTGCTACTTCTACTTTTTGATCGCAGAAGTAATGTTCATTAAGAAGAGTTTCAAGTTCCTCATAAGTCTTAACAGAATAAACTTGGTTAAGATCATGAAGACTTTCATAAATCTTCTCAACATCAGACTCGGTTAGAGTTGTCTTGGATTTGGTTGTGAAGAATGAATCCTTGAAGGTGGTATAGATACCTTGCTTTGCAGCTACGATTTTAAGGTCATGACCAGCGGTAGGATCAAAAATCTCCCAACCCAATTCATCTGCACGATCTCCTTCGGTAGCAGCATCAACCTTTTCCTTCAACTGTGGACCCATCTTGAGAATCTTAACAGTACCATTGTTTTCGGAATTGGATGGATCATCAATCACATAAACATTAATGAACCAATTTTCCGATTCTTTAATATCTGCAGCATAATCCTTATTATCAGCATTTGGATTAGCATCCTTCCATTCCTTCCAAAGCTTCCATCTCAGATTTGAGATTGGATCTTTTTCATTGAATGTACGAAGACTTAAAGCACTGGTAAAAGAACCAGTAGCCTTGGAGGTCCAACCATTGACATAGTGATGAAATAGAGGATCTTTACCCTCTTCCAGCACTGGTAACAGACGCAGGACATATGTATGACCTGCGGGGAATTTCATGACATTGGCGAATTGACCACCACCGCCACCACTTTGCTTATTGAGAGCTTCTTTTACACGCTCAAACATTTTAGCTCCGAATTTTGTACTCATATTATTTTAGTTATTTTTCTATTTTTTGTTTTGTTTTGTTTTGTTTTGTTTTTCA